CTATCGTCGGTGTGTTTAATTCTTCATCTAATATAGTAAAGTAGTCGACCGTTAAACCATGTTTAATCAATTCCGCGCGCCCTAACTCTTCTAATTCTTCATATTCTTCGTTGCCATCTTCTAACTGTGCTTTAATAAAACATAGAGTCTTAAAAATCCCAGTGGCTGTTAATAATTCATCATCATTTAGGAATCTATTTCTTGATGCAACAGCCAATCCGGTAGAGTCTCTGATTACTGCGTAGGATAGAACTTTCACTGGAAAGTTCAAATCTTCTACCAACTTTCTAACTATCGCATATTGCAAGTAGTCCTTTTCACCGAAGATTGTTACGTCCGGCTGGATTATATTAAAGAACTTCACAAAGCATGTGCATGTACTTTCCATTACATTAAGCTTTAGAGACCCGCATAATAACCATCTCATAGATGGAACAGTTACTCTAGACATACTTGAAGCTTGCCCGCGCGTTCTAGCTTTATACATAGAAAATATACATGGAGCAAATAATACATCTGCTCCATATGTATGCAATAATGCAGCATCTGCCTCCGTGCTAACATTACGCGAAGCATAATTCTTATCTTCAGTCATATTACTAACAACTATAAATGAACACGTCTTACGCAGCTCTGTAACTAATTCCATATGCCCATGATGCAGATTGCCAGTAGTCATTATCATACCAATTACCTTATTGGCACTCTTGGCTTCTTTAATTGCTGCCCGCATTTCACTTTCTGATTCTATGATCTTCATACTAACCTCACGTTATGGCTTTAGGATGTCCACCAATAATATTACTCTATCTTCGTCTGTTCTATTCCAGGCACGATGGCGCTCTTGATCGTTAAACATCAAAAATTCGCCGTTTTTCCACGTCCTAGTTTCATCACCAACTTGTAGAGCCAAATCGCCTTCAGGACAGTCCAGCCCAAAGTGCAATCTCCACACATCTCCAGCGTACCCGCTATGCCACTCTATTTCAGTGCCAGGCCCTAAGACGGAGAAACCCATAGTATGTATCCATGGATTTTTTATAATTGGAATGTCCTTTTCGGTTTGTTCTTTACTTAACCCGTATTCTGTGTCCCATATAGTCTGCTGATATTTAAATGAAGAGACAATCCAGTCTCCGTTGTATATAGTTTCACTCCATGGGGCATAGCTCATTTGATCTACTAAAGACAAAAACATCTTTCGTAGAGGTGCCAATTCTTCGCAGACTGCGCGAGTCCGTTCAATGCTGAACGGATCAATGAAGCTCATGCGCCCTCCGGCTTCAAAATGTCAATGAGCAAAATCAGCCTATCTTCTGTGCTATTGTTCCATGCGCGGTGCATGTTAAGGTCATCGAATAGTATGAACTCACCGTCTTTCCATTTTCGCTTTTCATCGTTAACCTGAAGATGTATATCACCCTCTGGGCAGTCCAAGCCAAAGTGCATCCGCCAAATGTCGCCGTAGTATCCGCGATGCCAATCAATTTTAGCACCTGCACCAAGCATCGAATAACCAATAGTTGACACATACGGCAGATTGATGACGGGTATCTCCGCGGCAATACGCGCTGCAGCCGTTTCGTTTTGGTTATCTACTAGGTCTCCTTTATGTTTAAATGTGGTTAACTTCCACTCACCCGTAAATATTGGCATATCCCAATTATAAAATTCCATTTCGCCTACAAGTTGAATGAATCTTTCTCGTAAGGGCAATAATGCTTCACATACTTGTCGCGTTCTTTCTATCGCAAATGGGTCAAGAAAATTCATACTATAGCCTCTTTGAATATCCCAAACACGGAATCTTCTGTAGCTTCCGCCACAAATATTTCACCGGGGATTAATTGTCTAAGATGCCCATACACTAAACTTGGGCTTTTGCCGTCAACTAAATATATAACCCTGTGGCCTAGATCATATTCAACTTTAATACTATACCCAGCCGCGACATTTAATTTAACTAATGATTCTGCCATTAGTACGTTCCCCAACTCGATAGTGCCAAAACTGTTGGCTCTGTGGCGGTAAAAACGTCGTCGGGTTCTACATTATAGGCGGTCATGGTGTCCGCCCCCCACACAACACCAAATCCAATATCCATAGACCCGAATGTATATGATTCGCCTGTCTCTAAATGTATTCGCTTAAGTATTTTACCATCAAAGCGCAGAGAATTGTTATGCGGGCTAATACAATGAAACACACTGTCTTCAATAGCGGTTATAATGCTAGTTGCTTTAATGAATATACCATTACACATTGGTTTTAGAGAACCTTCCCACTCTATTACTTGCAAAGATCCGTCTGTCGCAACTAATCTGTCGCAAGTCATTTGAATTTTACCACCCGGGGCAATAATAGTCACAGAAGATAATGCTTTGTATTCACCGTCGGTAATACCCTGCGACAAATAATCATCCTCCATTGGCTCGTATGCTATGTGCTGGTGTCCGGCTGGAATATTAAGAGTAAACATCAACAAGCCAAGATCCGGAGTGAACTTTAATGTGCGTCCTGGTATGACAGGTAGTACTATGGTGTTCGTTGGCGTTATCATTTATCAGTCCTGATCATAGTAATAAGTTTATATGCAATCCCATCTTGTGTTATATCACGCGGGTCTCTGTGGTGTGCTGTATGGTTATTTTCCCCAAAGGTCAATAGACCAACGATAGAACCTGAATCTTTAACGCCATTTTCGTCATGTGCAAAAACAATTAATATTTGCCCCCATAATGACATCAAACATGGAATAGCCCAGCCAAATAACACTAAGTTATATCCGCCTACTAAGAATAAAACAGCAATGTATGCGACTAAGATTGAGTAGAAATATTCATGTAGATACCGCATCCACTTTTCTTTTGCTAAGCGCATAACTGCGATACTTCCACCACCCTGTTTATGATTACAAAATAAGAGCGCGCGCCACCCTAATACTTTTGGAGAGTGTGGATCTTTATCGGTGTCCACAAATCTGTGGTGGTCCATGTGTTGCTGCACCCATTCTAATGGAGTGAGCAAACTACCGACGGTTCCCATAAAACTACCAAATCGTCTAAACCATAACGGCGCTTGGAATGTTCTATGTGCTAACAAGCGGTGCATGGTTACCACTGTCCCTAAGCCAGCATAAACGAAATACATAAACAGCGCAAGTACCCACCATAAAGTAGTGCCATACATAATAGCAAATGGGACCGCCGCAAACAACCCAAACTGCATCAATGTCATGAACGTGCCTTTATACATAATCACCTCTAATATTATGAAAACTCAATATAACGGGTTCCACTTGTTGGCAGAACAGTAAGCCCTATACTCCACGTCCAGCTAGTAATATTTCTTAGATTGCCTGCTGAGTCTACTGCAGACGTTCTAATACCCCCCGACGAGCCACCGCGGCTCAGCGACCATTGTAATGTTCCGCCCTGCGAAGTAAATATTTCCATTTTGCTAAACCAGTCGATCGGCACCCAGTGATCGTATATAGCAACCGTTAGAACCGATATACTTGTAGATTGGATGATCCCTATAGTTGCGCCGGAAGCGCCTCCAGCCCGACTATTAAGTATTCTTGAGTTATTTGAACCCCCAATGGCTGTTGGGCTCAGAGACGCAGTGCGCAATTGCCAATATCCCCGAGTCTCTGGGTAGCTCGTTTTGCTGTCGTCAAACGCCGCTTCCCGCCCAATAGTTATAGTACAGTTGTGTTTTATGCGGCTCTTACCGCGCAGATCATTCATGTCAATATAGCCGGAAGCGCCTCGGTTAGCTAACTGCCTCACAGCAGACCAGTTTAGGTCAATGAATGCACTAGGGGCGCGCTGAAGCTCAGCATTGACCTGAGCCATAGTAATCGTGCCAGTTGGCAGTGCCATATTAGTCTCCCGATCCAGTAGAGAATGGGACAGGCGTTGGAGCTGTTATAATAGGCGGACTAATTCCATTGCGCCCGAGATCATTTTTTACTGCGTAGTCATACGCTGAACTGATTAGCACATATATTTCTGCCAATGTGATTGTCTTATCGGTATGTTCTCCAGTTACGACATCAACGATTGGGATTGGTACAAACATTAACGCATCATTAACAACCAACGACCGCATACCGCCGGGCTTGCTTATAGTGCTATCTTCTAGCGATACTAGAGTTTCCTCAACGAAGGTTACTGTTGGTGGTTCACCGACTTGATTGGTGATGTTAATAGAAGCCGCCCGCGTCCAAGCTTCACCTTGTACAACTTTTGAGTTATGTTTAAATTCCATCATGAATTCCTCTTATCAATTTGTGCTTGGAGCTCTATATTCTTAGCTTCTATATTATCTATCTGTGTTTTTAAATCTTTTATTGCTTCTACCACAAGACCCATCATGTGCCCATATGCAACTGCCATAAATTCCCCAGAGCTATCAACGGCCTCTGGTAATACTTTTTCTACATCCTGTGCTATAAGACCGGTTTGTCTACCCATGGCTGCATCTGTTCGGTCAAACGTAACACCGTTCAGCATCCCTACTTTGTATAATGCATTAGTGATAGGTTTAATATTGGTTTTTAGTCTAATATCAGAATATGCTGATACGTTTCCATTGGCGGTCATATTTCCATTAACATGCCAACCGTTAGAACCAAGCGGCACATATGCAGCCCAGTTTCCCGTAGTAGTTAAGAATCCTATGCCTGTCGCCGAGTTGTTTACATACCCTCTAGAAACACCGCCGCTAAGACCTTGCATCATTACATCAGCCGACACAATAATAGGACCAGTCATTGTACCGCCAGTAAGAGACAACTTAGCAGCATCGGACGCAGAGGCACCAGTTATTGATATGGCGTACTCCCCAGTTAAGCGATCAACCGCAACAGTCCCTGTAGTTATTTTATCCGCATCTAGTGACGGTATATCAGCAGCAATTAAAGCAGCGCCTGATGTTACTCGACCCTTCGCATCAACAGTTACTTTACCGTATGAGCCTGCAGAAACTCCAGTGTTAGCTAGTGTCAAAGTGGCCGTAGAGTTAGCTGCCCCGTTAAACGTAGTAGACCATGTAGCATCACCGGTCATAGATATGGTTCTGGCTGTAGTTAATGATGCAGCAGAACCTGTTGTATTTTGGTTGAGTGTTGGAATATCACTCGCAATTAAAGCTGCACCTGCCGTTACGCGCCCTTTTGTGTCAACAGTTACTTTGCCGTATGTGCCGGCTGCAACAGTATTGGCCAGAGTTAGTACAGCTGAAACATTAGCAGAGCCATCAAAAGTAGTAGACCAAGAACCGTCGCCGGTGATGGAAATAGTTCTGGGTGTAGCTAAAGTTGCAGCAGATCCACCAACAGATGCATCTGGATATAAACCGTCCAGATTAGTCGGTGACACTACTATGTCGTTGGCGGATATGGCATTCACCCGGTCCACGACGTCGTTTATTGTGTTGCTACCATTAAGTGGCACGAATGACATAGGTAATTACTCTCTGGAAACTAGTTTTCTTATTTAACTGGACGCGTTTAAATACTTTCAATAAACATTGGAAGGTATATCATGGCAGCTATTATCACAGACGCGTTTAGAATTGAATCTACAAAATCTTTGTACGATTATTTAACAGGTGGAATTCATGTCCCGTATATTACATTGGGCAAAAATTCTCCATGGGACACAATTGATGTTGACGCTGTGCCAGAAAATAACATTCGCAATTTGTCACGTATGTGGCAAGATATTATAGTCGGACGGCGAATCCTAGTTGGTGATGTGTCAATAGTAGTTAATAGGTTTGATTGGGAACTCGGTGAATCATACGCAACTTATGATACTGATAATCCAAATATGGTATCAGACGATAATAAGTTCTATGTAATCACTGATGATAATAACGTGTATAAGTGTTTATGGAATAACTTTGGTGCTCCATCTACAACTAAACCCACCGGCACTGCTCTCACCACGATAAATCTGGCAGATGGTTATGTGTGGAAGTATATGTTTACTGTAAGTTTTAGCGACGCAGACAGCTTTTTGTCTCCACAGTTTATTCCAGTAAAACTTAACCCATCGGTAAACGAAACGCAATCTATAGTAGAAGATAGCGCTACGCCAGGCGCAATTGACTCTGTTCTAATTAGAGCAAAAGGGACAGGTTACACAACAGCATCTATTACCATTACCGGAGATGGAACAGGTGCGCTTGCGGTCCCAATACTTAGCGGCGGAGAAATAGTAGGTATTAGTATAGCAAATCCTGGGAGCGGTTATACCTGGGCCGAATCGACTGTAGTGGGCAACGGGATCGGCGGAGTAGTTAGCGCACAAGTTCCACCTAGAGGCGGGCATGGGTCAAGTTCAGTGTCTGAGCTTGGTGGATATTATATTATGATCCAGATGAAATTCGGAGACGAAAGCTCACAAAATGTTCCTGCGAATTTTGCATTTAGAAAAATTGGTATATTAGTAGACCCGCTAACTCCAGAGTTTACGCCGTTTACAGACCTCGTTCTCGTAGGTACATATAAAGTGTACACAGCTATTGCCCCGCAGTTCTTATCGCAAGAAATCGCGGTGTTTCCAACAGGCGAAGCTTCAGTAGTAGAATCAGGGTCAGACTCTAACGGGACATACTTAATATTGTCAGATATAACCGCAGATATCTTTGTAGGTGCCACATTTATTAAGAAAACAGATTCTGGAATTGTTGGACTTGTTTTTGATGTTGTTGAACCAACGGTGTTAAAGAATTCATGGGAACCATTTTTTATTGAGCATCGTCGCCCAATTAGCAAATCGGAAAACCAAGTAGAACAGCTAAGAGTAGTTATAGAGTTCTGATTTTAGTCTATAAATACATTCAAATAAAGATTATAGGAAAAGGTAATAGTTAATGTCTGACGTCATTCATTTTGAGAATTCGCCATATTTCGACGACTTTGATGAAGCAAACAACTTTCTTCGAGTGTTGTTTCGCCCAGGCGTGTCTGTTCAAACACGTGAACTAAATCAACTCCAAACAATTTTACAAGATCAAATTGGAGCCATCTCTGACTTCTCATTAGAAAATAACGGACGTGTGATTGGCGGCGAGACATCTATTATTAGATCTCTCCCATACATTAGGCTTGCTGCTGCCACTACATTATCAGCTGCCGATTATGACGGCGCGGCGTTTACCGCAACTAATGGAGTGTCAGGTACAATTCAATTTGCTGTGTTAGCTAGCGGAGGCGACCCTAATACGTTATATGTTAGTTACGAATCTGGTAGCACATCTGGCATGGAACAAACTCCAGCCAATAACACAATCGTTACTGTGACATTTGAAAATGGTGATACAGAAGCTCTGTTAATTGCAGGTACTAATGCGACAGGTTTTGCCGTTGGTGTGTCGTTAAACCCCGGTATTTTCTATGTTAATCGCAGTTTTGTTAGAACTGATCGCCAAGTGCTTCTAGTTAGCAAATACACGAATGATATACTAGCCGATGATATATCAGTCGGGTTCTTGGTTAAGAACTCTATTGTTAAACCTGAAACCAACATTAGCCTATTAGATAACGCAACCGGTGCGCCTAACGAATCTGCTCCGGGCGCACATAGATATAAGACAGAACTGGAATTAGTAGATCGTAGCCAATTAAGTGAAGAAGAAGTGTCTCGCTACACCGAACTTCTTCGCTTGATTCAAGGAGAAACCGCTGCTACGCCACGTGTAGATAATGAATTCTCAGTACTTGAGCAGATTCTTGCGCGCAGAACATACGACGAATCCGGTGATTATGTCATTGACCCGTTTATGGTTGAGGCAAAAGAACACTTGCGTGTTGGTGATAACGGCGGGCAGTATCTAGCAGGAGATGGCGGGCTTGAAACAAAGCTATCACTTAAATTTGATAACGGAACTGCATATATTCGTGGATACGAAGTGCGCACCAATGGAATTAGTTTGCTTGATATTGATAAAGCAAGAAGTATTGGTAGTGCCACCAATGTTATTATCCAGAACCAATATAATAACTTTATCGTATGCTATGACCTGACTTCACAACCTCAACTGTCCGCAAAGATTCGTCTAAAGGACTCAGGTGGTGCTGTTATTGGTAGTGCGTTTATTCGCGCAGCAGAATACGCTGGCGAAAAAGTAATAGCCTCTGTGTCAAAGAAGCTTTTTAAAATAGATCTTATTGGTACTGTGTTTATTGGTAGTGGGTCTTGGGCGGCGATCGCGTCTATAGATTACGATCCAACTACATCCGCCACTTATTCTTTAAGTGCGCCCGTTGATAGCTTTAATGTTAACGCTCAAGATGGCTCGCTAGTATACGCAATGCCGTATGGTTTTGCACAATCTATCACACCGCAAGTTACATTCTTCCAAAAGGAGATTAGTACAACATCAGTTGGACCTCTTGTTACTATTTCAACTGGCAACTCATCAGAAAGTTTTGACGATGAAACCGCGTCCTTTATTGTCTTCGCTGACTTTGGCGCGGGTTTTGTTGGTGTTCCATCGGCAGTAACTGTTATTGATGCACAGAACGTTAGTCTTGCTATTGCGAATATAGTTGGCACTTCAACTCCTGGCAACGTTCCAGTGAGAGTGATAGCGAAGACTTTCTGTTCAGCTCCAAGCACTCGCTCTAAGTCTCTAGTTTCATCTTTTAGTAATACTGGGCTAACTGCAAGCGCTAACGTTAAACTAACTAAGGCTGACGCGTTTAAACTAATATCTGTTGTTACCTCTGCCGGTATTAATGTAACAACGTCATATGTTCTAGATACTGGTGCCCGAGATACATTTTATGACTTTGCGTCGATTGTATTAAAAGCAGGCGAAGCAATTCCATCTGGAACTCTAACCGTGACATACTCATACTTTGAGCATGGTTCTACTGGCGACTTTTTCACCACGAATTCATATGCAGGGCTATTATATTCTGAAATTCCATTCTACACCGCAAGTAACGGAGTAGAAACATTTTTGGGTTCAGCTGTTGACTATCGTCGTCGCTTAACTTCAGCAAATGGCATTGAAGCAGTTGGGAGAAACGCATTCGTCCCTAACCAACAGATGATAACTAACATCACTTATTATATGGGTCGAATCGACCGAGTTATGTTAACATCTCGTGGAGAATTTATAGCAGTTAAAGGTGAACCTGCAATATCGCCCAAAGTGCCTAAAGAACTTGATGACGCAATAACATTGTATGTGCTTAATGTTCCACCATTCACATTCCGGGCAGATAGTATAGGTATTAAAGCAATAAACCATCGCAGATACACGATGCGCGATATTAGTAAGCTTGATGATCGCCTAACTACAGTAGAGGAAGTTGCACTATTGACTTCTCTTGAGCGCGAAGTTGCAGCCGAAGACTTTGAAGATAGGTTCAAGTCTGGGTTTGTAGTAGACGGGTTCTCAAATGGTGAAGTAGCGGACTTTGGGTCTCCTGATTTTGGTATAGCCATCGACTTGGTTAATAACCAGATACGCCCAAAGAATGTGTCCACCTTTATTGATGTAGAAACTACAGAAACAACTATAGCAACTGCTGTTAGGCGCCACGCGGTTGGCATTACTACGCTCGCATATACAGAACGCCCATATATCGACCAGCCTCTTGCTTCTAGTATTCTTCGCATACAGCCATTTATCCTCTATACCTGGGATGGTGATATGCAAATCTCTCCATCTAGTGACATATGGTTTGAGACACAAGAATTTATATCAACCAATGTGACTAATATCTCAAATGTTACTACATCGTGGTTCCTTAATAATAGATTAACTTCTAGAGCGACATCCTCTACGGCTACGACTGAGTCATCTGCATTAGTATCGGATGAGTCATCTTTTGACTCATCCATGCTAGCAGGGACCTGGAACTTTGTTAGTGGCACATGGCTAGGTCCTCGAGGATGGGCTTCGGCCGCTGAACAGCGCCAGTTGAATGACGTGTTAGCAAAAAGCGGACGGCGAGCTCGAGCTGGAACTACACTTAATCTATCGGCACCGGATTTGTCTGCGATTCCGTTTATGCGGAATAAAGTAATATCATTCTCAGCAGTTGGCCTAAAGCCTAGTACTCGCGTGTATCCAACTTTTGACGGCGTAGATGTTAGCGCATTGGTTACTCCAACTGGGCAATCAGCCGGTGCAGCCCTTGTAGTAAATGGCAACGGGTCATTAACTGGCACATTTAGACTTCCGGCTGGCACATTTAGGACTGGGACACGATCTCTGCAGCTATCCGATCAGCCCGGAACTTCTGCGATCCCAGCTGCTACTACTGCCGTCTCTTCATACTCGTCTGTTGGTACTCTTACTAAACAATCTGCCGCGATTTCTGTGGTTAATGTTAATAATAGTCAAGTGAATAATTTCAGATTCCGGCGACGTGACCCAGTAGCTGAATCATTTTATGTTGATCCTAGCATATCTCCAAGCGGCGTGTTTATATCAAGCGTTGACATATTTCTTGGACCAATAGCACCAGGTAATCCGCACAGCGTCCGCGTTGAATTACGGAAAATGATTAATGGGTATCCTAGCGGAGCTCAGATGACTCCATACGCAGCGGCGGTGAAACCGGCATCTGAATTAGTCGGAAGTATTGACAGCTTTACGCCGTCACGGTTTACATTCGGTGCGCCAGTGTATCTTGCTCCTAATGAGGAATATGCGTTCGTTACACTAACTGATTCCGAAGTGTTAACTATGTGGTGCTGTGAACTTGGGCGTAAATCATACCGGGCTGGAGACACTGTATCTCCAACGGGGCAAATTATAAACAAGCAAGCATACTTAGGGTCAATGTTTATATCTCAGAATGCCACCACGTGGACTGCTGAGCAAACCAAAGACGTTAAGTTTGTGCTTAATCGCTGCGAATTTGATCCAACTGGTACAATTGAGTTTACGAACGAAATCAACCCGCTTGATATTTTATCTAAAAGCAATGTCCATCGCCGTCGTTTAAAGAATCAATCGCTGTACTTTACTAGCGGTTCGTCAACTGTATATGTGGCGGGTTGGGGACATGGATTTAGTGTAGGAGACACCTTTAAGCTAATTAACGAAGGTGCCGCAGTAACATTGCTTGGCGTGCCAGTTGGACAGGTGTACGGACCAACATTGACAGTGACATCAGTTGATATTTTCGGCTTTACGTTTCAGGTTGCTACAAATGCAACTGCTACCGGGCGTTCTGGTGGTGCTCTAACAGTTGTTGACGGTTGGGCAATTGACTATTCATACGCACAGCTATTATCGGATGACGATGTCATAGAATCTACTTCTATAGAATATAGTGTAGCTAGTAGCCGTAAAAGTTCATACGGAAGCGGGCCACAAACTCCAGTTGCCGTATCACCTAATGATATCGTTGACCTTCGTGAACTACAAGCAATTAAGAACTATGGTGATGGTGCGATGAAACTTACGGCCATACTAAAAACTGACAGTTCAATGATTAGCCCGATGATCTATGACGATCGCATTGGTTTAAACGTTATCTCAAACGTTATTAATGATACACCTATTATTAACTCACAGACATTGCTACCGCAAGACGATAGCTCACCTGCAAAGTATGTTCAGAAACAAGTTTCACTATTGAACCCAGCAAATGAGCTAAGAGTAATCGTTAAAGCAAATATTCCGGCGGGGTCTGGTTTAAACGTGTACTACAAAGTAGGGCAAGTAAATTCAAATGAACAAGCAGCCTGGGTTAGAATACCGGTTGACGGAAGTCTTAGATTTACTAACGAAGAAGATGCGTTCTTCGAGCAGAAGTTCACCAAAACGTTCTCATCTGAATTTCAGGTGTTTAGTGTGTTGGTTGAATTAGTTTCGTCTAATTCAACGAGAGTTCCACGCGTTGAAGACTATAGGGCCTTGGCACTTAATGTCTAATTTATTAAAAGTTGATGGATTTGCGGGTATCGTGAAAGATACCCGCAATGGTGCAGTGCTGTCTAATGATAGAGATGCATTCTTGTTGTTTAAATCCAAGAAATTAAAAGCAGCTAAAGATGCTGCACGGATACTAGAATTAGAAACTAAATTAGAACGCATGGAATCTACGATTAACTCCATTTTGGCTAAATTATGAGTGCTCAGGTTAACGGCTATAATGGCAATCATAATATTCCAAAAGCCAACACGCGTCGCAATTGGACGCAAGAGATGGTGGAAGAGTACATTAAATGCAAAGATGACCCAATCTATTTTGCAGAGACATACTTTAAGATTGTTCATGTCGATCGCGGATTAATTCCATTTAAGCTATATGAATATCAAAAGGATATCATTAACGCGTCGCAAGAATCAAGAAAGGTTGCCGTTAACGCTTCGCGTCAGTGTGGTAAAACTTCTGTCGCTACTGTTATTGTTTTGCATTACGCACTGTTTAATGACAATAAATTCATTGCGCTGCTTGCTAACAAAGGCGATATGGCACGTGAGATTCTGTCTCGTATTCAATTGGCATATGAACACATTCCAAATTGGTTGAAGTGTGGCGTTTCAGAGTGGAACAAGGGTTCAGTAGAATTCGATAATGGAACAAAGATTATTGCTGCGGCATCAAGCTCATCATCTATTCGTGGGCGATCAGTTTCTATGCTCTACATCGACGAGTGCTCTTTCGTAGAGAACTGGAGCGAATTCTCAGCATCAGTATTACCAACGCTTTCATCTGGGCAAAACAGCCGAACGATTTTTACCTCTACGCCATGCGGGCTAAACCACTTCTATCATTATTGCGAAGGTGCTCGTAAAGGTACTAACGGCTTTAGATTAATTGAAGTGCCTTGGCATCGCGTGCCTGGTCGTGACGCTGCCTGGAAAGAGGAAATCATGGGCACTATCAACCATGATGCTGAGAAGTTCGAAGTCGAATTTAACTGCTCATTTATAGGTAGCTCGGGAACTCTAATTTCTGGTGCATGCCTTAAGATGCTGTTTCCTACTCAACCCGAGTCCACTATGCCCGGGTATGGGTATGTTCAGTATGCAGAACCAAAAGTTGGGCGTCAGTATGTTCTAATAGCTGATACATCGCGCGGTAAAGGTTTAGACTATTCGGCGTTCCAAGTCATCGACGTTACGGACATTCCATACACACAAGTGGCTATGTTCAAAAACAATATGATTACTCCGATAGAATACACCGACTTTATCTTTAATGTAGGAAAGCGCTATAATGAGGCTACAGCACTAATTGAGCTTAATGATATTGGTGGACAAGTAGCTGACTTACTATACTTCGATTATGGTTATGAAAATATTATTCATACAGAAAGTCACGGACGAGCAGGTAAAAGAGTATCTGGTGGTTTTGGTAAGAATATAGATCGTGGTATTAGGACAACTAAAACCGTTAAGTCACTTGGCTGTTCTATGTTAAAGCTGTTAGTTGAACAGAATAAGCTACAATTAATTGATGCTGCTACTATTACTGAGTTGAACGTCTTTAGTAAGAAAGGAACATCATACGAAGCAGAACCAGGACACCACGACGATCTTGTGATGTGCCTAGTATTGTTTGCTTGGTTAACTCAAGATAAGTTCTTTACTGAAATGATGGATGTAAATGTATTACATCATTTAAGAGATAGGACTGAAGATGATATGATGGCCGACTTAGTACCATTTGGATTCTATTCTGATGGCATAGAAGAATTTGATGGAAGCGCAGAACAATTAGAAGATGGTGGATGGTGGACCAAGTCCTTCTAACATCACAAATGCTCTTTGCTATATGGTCATACAATTTTCATATAGAAAACCTCTAGTCTCTCACTAGAAGAGAACTATAATAGACCAGAGAGCATTTGCTGTTATAATGGAGCGTAGCGACATTATAACTAAACTAAATACAGCTCCAACAGTATATTAAACTGCTCTCGCTCCGCTCGAGACTTTCAGTATAATTAATTCATTCCTTTCTTTTATTCTTCTTTCCGGATAAACCTCAAAACTATTATAACACCTTTAGGTAGACCTGTCAATGGTTTTCTTCATAAAATAAAAATTATTTTCTATTGACAGAGCTCTCTGGCTATGTTATAATAGTTGCAATACTAATATTGTAGCTACAATACTCTACGCGCGTAGCTTGCAATCAATAAAAGGAAGAATATGAAATCCTCTAAAAAGAATCTTGATAATGAAATAGATCGTGATACTCATGTCTATAAAAAGTCAACTATCATCAACAGTAATTCCGATAAACCAAAAGCAGACAAGTCTAGACATTATGTTGATGGCGAAGCGTTTTATCAAGCGCTTAAAGAACGCCGTACACTAAAGTTAGCAGCTGCAGCTATTGATGCAGAGCCACCCGCTATCACAAACTTCATTGGCGAATGCATTATGGGCATTGCTACCAACTTGGCTAAGAAGTATCAGTTTGCTAACTATCCTTACAAAGATGAGATGATTGCCGACGCCATAGTACATTCTATACGTTACATTGATTCATTTGATCCAGAAAAGTCTAATAATCCATTCTCGTATTATACACAAGCTTGTTATTACCAGTTCTTAGCGCGCATTGGTCTTGAGCGCGAACAAACATACGTTAAATGCAAAGCAACATTAAACTCGGCTGTTATGTCTGAACTATCGGAAGGCGGCGAAGATAACAAAGAATCTGTTGAGCATATTCATGACAACTTTGAATTTGATACCGAGTTCATGGATAACTTTGTTGGTGAATATGAACGCAAGATTGCAGAGCGCAAAGCAAAAACAAAAAAGAAAGGACTTGATCTATTAGAAGGAGACGCGACTTGAGATATGCAATAATAACTGACACTCACCATGGTGTCAGAGCTGACTCAAATGCTTTTGCTGATTACCAAGATGACTTTTATGAAAAGATCTTTTTCCCGTTTATAAAAGAGCAAGGTATCACAGATATTTTGCATTTGGGCGACTTCTTTGATAAACGGCAGTTTATTACTATCAAGACTATGGAGCGTGTTAAAAATACATTCTGTCGGCTATTACGAGAGTATGGTTGTAAGATGACTGTTATTGTTGGAAACCACGATGTTCTATATCGTAACACAAACGAAGCTAACTCTCCGGAGAATATCTTCCGCGGTTATGATAACATAACAGTTTTAACATCACCGCAAGAAGTTGGACCAGACGGCCAAACT